TTTATCGGGAAGATAATAATATTTAGTACAATCCATAGAGAAAAATTGTCCGTTATCACATCTTACCATTACAATATCAACCCATTGTACCGGATCACCACCTTGTTCAAATCTTCCATTCATAATTGCAACAATTATACCTTTTCTTGGCGGCTTTTTATCTTTTATATTAATCCATTTCATCAAGATTCCTTGTAATTACGTTCAAAGTGATCTGCATCCACTTTAGGAAATCCACCACCCCATCGATTCAATGGATCCAAAGATTCCCAATATTGCCCAAACTTATAATAGTCTTTGGTCTCTATCAGAAACTTCCCAGTTGGTGAAAATAAGTTAATATCAATAGCAAGTCTACGACAATGATTACTATCAAGAATTCCAGTACCATTCTTAACATTTAACTCTGCCTGCTCCTTCGTACGAAATACTTCACCAAGAGTACACGAATACCCTGATTGATTGATATATCTGATCAGATCTGCAACATTAAGGGCAAATTTATATTGTTCATTCTGTAGTGACATTATGACTTCCTACGCATTTCTTGCATCTCAGCTGCCAATTGTGCTTTAAGTTCCGGTGTAAGACCCTGGGCAAACGCATTAGCGCGTGTCAGAGGGCTCTCTCCCTGTGTGGGGGATATACTTACTGAGGGACGTGGCTTTGCTGCATTCTTGAGTGCTTTTTGTTGGTCCTGAGTTAATACTGAAAGAGGTGATGAGTCTTTCTTGAGTGCTTTGTAAGCATTAACCGCTGCAAGATATTCATTGCTCTTGGCAAGTATGCGTATAGAATCTGCAGTATCTGGATCGGATTTGGACAACTGGGATAGACTGGATTCGTTAACCACTTCATCAAAATCAGGATACTTGGACTTGAGTTTTGATTCCATAAGAAGGTCATTATTTCGCTTCTCGGTCTCAATTATCTTCGCTTCAAGCTTACGTATACGATCATTCTGCTTTTTAAGGTGCTTGCCTTCAGCGAGCTCATCATCACCAATGGATAATTCTTCTTCCCGAGCAGCCTTAAGATCTTCAAGTTGTCGTGCAAGTTCATCACGTTCACGTTGTGCCTGTGCCTTTGCTTCACGCATTGCCTTAAAGTTACGATCTGCTTCATCTTGATCGTATGAAGGTACTTGTGGCTTTGGAGCTTCTTGTTCTTCGACGACTTCTGGCTCGGCAGTGATTTCTTCTACGGATTCCTGTTGTTCAGCTTCCATAATTTCATCTGTAAGAACTGTCTGATCTGGTGATGGCTCCAGAGTAAGTAAATCGGTAGGGGGAGTTTGTTGTACACTTTTTCCATTCGCCATGTTTAGGTGGTATGACATATTAATCCTTTATTGATAAGAAAAGGAGAATCTGCTTCTTCATTATTAAGTTTCTTGCAACGCTTAAGAAGAATCCCTTCCTTAAAATCTATAACAAAGTTAAGTAGCTCTCGTTGTTCATGTGGAACCAGGAGAGGATTAGAATACATCCAATCACAGGTATCTCTTGAGGGAATAACCCACATGAAATTGATTGAATGATTGACGGAATCAACCATATATACTGTTTGGTCCCAATCGGGTGTTGGACAGGATCGCCTGGCAAAAAAATAAGAACGTAACACATTCTGCATCAATCTCTCTTTTTTTGTGAGTGAAACGATGTAGAATATGCCAGGGTATTTCTTGCTGTTAACTTGAGCGCACAGAAGAAGATTTTCATCATACTCAGATAGTTGCTCGCGCATCTGTTCAATGGCATCTGATGATTCTGGTGCTTTTACTATGAGTTCGCTTGATAATTTACCGACGGTATCTCTTTTTTCTGACATATTAATCTCCTTTGAGTTTATATTGGCATAACTTGTTGACTTATGTCAAAAGAAATAAGATAATTTAGATGCCCTTCAAGATATATTAGCGTTACGCTTGATGAGGTCAGGTTACAGTTGAACCGGTGGAGTCATAAGCACCGGTTCTTCTTTTATTTACGCTTCTTTTTCTTCTTAGCTTCTTTAGCCTCAGAATAACTTATCGCGACAGCCTGTTTAGGATCAGTAACAACTGGACCGGATTTGGACCCAGATCTCAGCGTTCCTTCCTGAAACTCTTTCATCACTTTCTTTTTCTTCTTAGCAGATTTATTTTTAGCCATTAGCGAGCCCTTCTTGCTTCTTCAAACAATAACTGCTTTTCAATTCGTTCTTTATTAGCAGAGGTCTTGTGTTTACGTAGGTTAGCGGGCTTGCCTAGTATTGCGTACGCAATCTTTTCTGCCTTTTTGTTAGGTCGTAGCATTGCTGGCATTAGGGATTATCTCCAATTACAGCATTAGGGATATAACCGCGTTGTATTTCACGCTGAAATCCCTGTTGTGGTAAGTTTGCAGGAGCAGTCTTGTCAGCAGAGATCATATTGTAGTCCCGGCGCTCTTGACGTCGAGCTGGGTCCAATCGATTCGACTCCAAGATTGATTGCATTCCAAGATATATGTCCATATTATACCTTTTTAGGGTTCATATCGGCACGGCCCTTGCGAACATCATCGGACATCTGCTCGTTGATACCACGTATGGTGTCATCAAGACGACCATCAATAGCATAACCAGATGGCGATGGCCAATGCTTGATCATAACTTCCTGGGGCATATTGGCAATAGCTGATCTGTTTTCAGAGATCATACCGCTATCACGTAGCTCTTGGGCATTACGTGATTCGTGTCCCACATATTCACCTTGATTGGATGAACTCATTTTAGATCCATGAAACTTTTTCATGAACACTCCTCAATAGTAACTGCACGCTGGGTGCAAGGGTTTAGCCTCTAACTATTAGGGGCCTTATTATTTTTACAATCACAGTCCGGTGAACTCATTGATTGATGAAGATCTGATAGATTACTCACAAGATCAATAAACTGGTGAACATTATCAGCAGTAATATGATCAGATATAACTTTTAACAATGCTAAAAAAGGCATGCTATACTCCCTGTTTTTGTTGTTGAGACTCTGCATTATTATTTGCTTTCTGTTGCTCAATGATAGAAGACATGGCAACAAGCTTTTGAATGTTATCAATATCAATCCCCTCCATTTCCTTGATAGCCTTCACCAAGTTAAGAAGCGCTATATCTTCATCTTTCACTGCAGCTGCACGACGCTCTTCAGCCAGTGCTTCATTCTCATCAACACGAGATGCTCTTTCAAGCCCAAGACCACGGTCAGCAATCGCACGAGCTTCTGATAGATTGATTCTTGATTTGATCTCTTCCATCTGCAAGTCAAGTTGCATCTGCTGCATCTGGGATGCTTGTTGCTCTTGTTGATTGATTGATTCCATAAGCTTGTCTTTCTCTTGAATGGTAACCTGTTCCAACAAGACTGAGTTGGGTATAGGTACACCAATCTCTTTGAGTTGCAATAGTTGTACAAGCGCCATTTGTCTTTGGTTGGTTGTATTAAGACCCTCTTCAACCATGGCATGATACTTGCCAAATGCTTTGTTATAGAACTGTGCAGAAGGTTGTTGACCTTCAAGTATCTTTTGTACTTTTCCGGGCGTATAGTTTGCTTGAATGAGTTTGATCATGATGTTGCCCAATAGCTTTTGGGAACGATCTAGCTGATCAAAAAGGGATTGGAGTGTTGTGAGCCCCGCGCCTTGGCGGAGCATGGAAAGTACGCCAGCTTTGTCATCATGGCTCGAACCCAGTAATTCTTCGTTGACCCCCGATATCTCCATAACTTCTTTAGCGAGTAGCTCTGAAAGCTGGATCATGGATGGAGGGATATCACCTGGAAGAATTTTCTCAACGTCGGACATTTGAGCTTCTTGCTTAACGATCAGGGGTTTTCCCTGGCCAGTATTGGTGTAAGCATCTGATGGATTGACCAGGGAATTTTCCTTAAACTTCCAACCGGAGTTTATCTGGGACTCTAATATATCAAGCTCAATAATACGACGACGGTTGTATAGATATTGGGCGTCTCGAAGACCCCTAACCATCCCCTGAATTCTCCAAGGGAAATAGGGAGACTGAGGGTTAAAGTATCCCAATACTGCGATGAAAGGGTAAGTATCCAGCCCCGAGGGCTGCGGCCCATTATAGAAAACCTTGCCTTGTATAACAATTGCCAGTTTTACCGTCGGTATTTGATTATCAATCGTAGTAATTTCAGGATGAATTTGTAGAAAAAGATCCAAGTCATCGTCTTCTCCTGTCCATTCCATGGTTTCACCAGTATTGCTATCAACCAGCATCTTCTGTGAACGAAAATCCCGGTAATAGAACTCATCGTACGTCAACAGCGATTTATAGCCGTAGTTGTACGATTCGGGCATATATTGAAACTTAAAGTCCCTCCCTGTACCATTGTCACCACCAATAAGACCCATTATCTCCTCTTCTTTGTTGGGAAATAACGATAAACACTCGCGCTTTGTTAAGAAAGATCGCTTCCATATTGAATTACAGTCTGATAAGTCTGACTTCCTGAAATAGGGATCGACAAGAAATGAGTTATATGAGCAGTTATCAACCTTGATGGTGCCAGACACTGGGTCCTCACGATAATCCATCCACACATGAAGTAGATTCATGCCAGTGACAAGCGCACCATGGAAGGATTCGGATATTGTCTCAAGGACACCTTCGGTCTTGTCAGTGCTCATCAAGATCTTGGTAAACTGATCAGCAGTCTTGGCGTCGGAGTTCTCGATGGGAATACAGACAGTTGATTTACGATACGTTCTCTATGCAACGTCTTATGCGATTGAAGGAGAATTGTCTGCGTCTGTTAGCGGGTAGATTGCCATAAAGATCGTTCCAGAGGGATTGATCACCAATCTCAAACCGAGTATCAGTATCTGCCTCTGACCAAAAAGATTGATTGATTGTTATTGACTCAGCATAAAAGGTCTCCATCTTGGCAAGAATCGCTCTGTCGGCCTCGTCAAGATATTGTGGAGATAGCACAGGAAATAGCATATTGTACTCTCTCTGATAAAGAATTTGTTGTAAATCAGAGTAATACAGCTTTGAAGATTAATTCAAGAAAGGAAAAGTGAATTGAGATATATGGAGGAGAGAGTGAGATTCGAACTCACGAGACATGACATCTAACGGTTTTCAAGACCGCCGCCTTCGGCCACTCAGCCATCTCTCCAATATTGGAGGTGAGAACAGGATTCTAACCTGTGTACCTGTTACAGTATCCCATTTAGCAAACGGGCGCCTTAAAACACTCAGCCATCTCACCAAAATTTATAATATATAATATAATAAAAAATTATCGATGTAAATAGATATTTAATATGATGGAGCTCTAGCAGAGAATTGAACTCTGTTTACTGTCTTGAAAAGACAGTGTCCTAACCAATAGACGACAAGAGCAATAGACAAGCGGGTGCAAATATATACTAAAAACACCCGCTTGAATAATTATAGAACGAGTAGCCATAAAGCAACTGCGTTATTATCACAGGAGTCCCTGAGTGAGATACTATATAAAATTATTTATTGTTTAGCAAACAGTGCATATCGGTATCATTGTCACATCCAATATATTTACAATTCTCTTCTATTATTCGAGGTATATGTATTTCAGGATCAAAACGAGGATCAAGAACATCAGTTATTGGTGACCAATAAGTTATATAGTCTTCAATAACAAAACAATCAATATTGTACCTATCGAATACTTCTTTGTTCTTTCTAGAGCAGAACTTACCTTCATCTCCCAGTAGATATCCCCTCCAATGTCCAGGAATGCTTTCATTTCCATGCACATACCATATTATGAATAGATTGTTAGGAAATCTTTCAGTCTCTGACCACGTTGCAAAGCAACAATATGGTATTGATGGTAATTGATCTTTGATTGATATCCATTTAAAATTTTTCATACAGTTCACCTTTTCTTTCATAAAGACAAACAAGTTTCACTTCACCACCATCATCATCAATTTTAGAAGTAGACCGAATAAATATTCTTGTGTCAGGTTGATAGATATATTTATTCATATATTTGTGCTCTATATAACAAGAATTTCTTCTGCTAATATAATAGTTATAATTAGGATCCTTTTCAATCGATACAATTACAGGAATATCGGTATCATTTATAATCATAAATAAACAACAACCAGGGGCTGTGCCTTTATTAATAGGCTGCCATTGATCAGTTATACTATCAGTCGGAATTACGGATTCATCCCGCATAAGATTTTCAATATATCTAAAATTTAATTGTCTCTTCATTTATATTCCTCTTCATTCTCCAACTCACGATGTTGCCGTATACATCTTTCAATTATCCTAAAGAAGGATTGCATCTGCCTCAGATATTGATCTTCAGTCAATCCCTCTCTCATAGACAAATGAACACCATGTTCTCCTTTGGTGATCGTTATGAATGGGTCTTTGTATAAGATTTCAATCGGTGGTTGAATCATTGTTAATAATTCGGCAAATCATTGCGGAATACAGCGGGCATAGATGAGTTATCACCATACACCACCTTCATCCATTGTTTATTAAAATCCTCTTCAGACATTCCATCTTTGGTCTTGGGCTGTGATAATGCAAGATACCTAAAAGCATCGGCCATGTGACTGAACTCATTATGAAGAGGCTGAGATTTATACACTTTGTTTTTGGAATCATACTCTTGTCGGTAGTTCTCCAAGCACTTGATCAGTCTGTCACATTTTACTTCATCAATCCAGCACTTAGGTATTATTGAGCGTGCTGCTTCAATTCCATCCATCAATCCAATCTTCTTAGAACCATCATGGAATGAATCGGCGATATGGAATTCTATACCAAGCTGGCGAGCTTTCTCCCATCGCGTTATCCCAGATCCCCACTCTTTGACCTTGATATCAAATGGGGCAAAATGCTTGCCATAAAGATAAGGTTTTGAAGATAACCATTCTACATAATGCTCAAGTCCCTGCTTATTATTCTCATAGCAGTCTACTATGCGTATCACCTGCCCAACACATTGATACAGAATTATCGAGGTTGAATCTCGGACGCCTATATCCCAAGAACTATTTACACGAAATGATGGCTCCCATGGTACTTGACCTATTTGACCATTGATACGTATACGATCAATATACTTTGCATAGAATGAACCTTCGACCCCTAAAGAGAAGGAGCAGTAATATTCTTGTTGGAGAAGGTCTTCTGACATCTCACGCTTCTCACGCTCCCAGTTCTCAGGAGACAAGTGATTGGTATCTTCAATGGTAAGCTTATGCACAAACCATTCAGGGGAATGCTCAGCAATCTGTAGCATCTCCCAGAAGAAGTTCTTCCCACGAGGAGTTGATAAGAATACAGACCAACCATCGTTTGCAGCAAGAATAGGACGAGCGAATGAGTAGGCCATTGGGTCCATGATGGCATATTCTGACCAGACTATTCCCACCGGGTTTGTTCCAACAATAGAGTTATCGTAATTATCAGAACCAATCACCTGGATTGATGAACCATTCTTCAAACGAATTCTCATAAGTTGTTCATTCTTGGATTCAATCAATTCATTAGGTAGGTAATCAAGAACACGCATTCCCTGAATGTTTATAGCATCCCATAAAATCTTGCGTCCTGATGAATATGTGGGGAATACATAGAAGTATGTACCAATACGTTGGAGAGCAGCACGGATGATTATGTTCCATCCACAGATATCCTTGCCAGCACGACGGGGCCATATGCCAATTACTCTTTTATAGCCTTTATTAAGAATGGCATCAAGCAATGGCAATTGATAATCACGGGGCTTGAACTTATCAAGTTTTATGCGCGTCTCGACATTCATTCTT